TCAATCAAACTTTACCGCTTGGTCAAATATAAACGTGCTTTGTCCAGTTTTAATCAAAGTTATGCCTTAATTTTGTGCGGTTTTCGTCAATATCTGCCCAATATTTTAACATTAAAATCGGACACAATTATCCATGTCGCAGAAACGTCGAACAGATAAATCCAGCACGACTGCAGCTGTCCAAGGTTTCGCGGGTATGATGTCTGATGTGCCGTTACCTGATGGGATCGAACTGCGAACAGATTTAGAGCGTATAATCTGGCATCAGTTTTCACGCGCCCGCGCACGCGAAGATTGGCGCGATATGGATCTAATCTTGCTGGCTAAAATAGTGCGCATGGAAGCCGATATTCGTACTGCTCAAACAGAGTTAGACGAAGTCGGAATGATGGTCGAAAACAAGCGTGGGACACCAATCCCTAATCCGCTGTTGTCGGTCATTGATACACTCGAACGAAGGCAGCTTGCGGTCATTCGCAGCATGTCCCTCAACCAAACTGCTTCCGATCCCCGAACACTCAATGGCTTTGCAAAGCTAGAAACGAAAGCACGTTCAGCGATTGCAAAGGTCGAAGCAGACGATTTGATCGCTAGGCCGCAGTAAGTTAATCTCCGCCGAACTCAAAGCTAGCATACAGTTCACAAGTGAAAGTATTACTTTTGGGAGCTAACTTATCGCGTAATGGGATCACTTCTCTCTTTGCCCATTCGTCAACAATTTTAAAATCTTCAACAGACTGAGCTGTTAAATAGGCAGTATGCCTACACGGATCAGCGACATCTGTGGCAATTTCGACGGTAAACTTATCACTTAGCTTTCCATCAAATTCAGACCATTTTTGCTTAAGTATAATTATAAACATTTCACACTCTTGAGCATCTTTAAATGTGTTCGTTATTGTTCGTCTGATCTCTGGCATGAAAGTGTTCCTTACTGTCTGATAGGAAGATACCATAAAAATGACGACACGCGGAGAAAAGGTTTGCCAGTTCATCGAACGCTACTGCTTGATCCCAGAAGGTAGCAAAGTTGGCCAGCCGATAAAGTTGTTAGACTTTCAGCGTAAGTTTGTTCTCGACGTATACGATAATCCAGCTGGCACGTCCCGCGCTTATCTTTCGGTGGCTCGGAAAAACGGTAAGTCGGCACTGATTGCAGCTATCGTCCTTGCTCACTTGGTGGGGCCAGAGGCCAAGCAGAACAGCCAGATCATCAGCGGTGCGCGGTCACGCGATCAGGCGTCTTTGGTTTTCAAACTTGCTGAAAAGATGGTCAGACTGTCGGATGAGCTAACAAAAATTGTGCGTATTGTCCCAAGTCAGAAGTCATTGGTCGGTTTGCCCTGTAACGTTGAATATAAAGCAATCTCTGCTGAAGCGGGGACCGCGCATGGCTTATCCCCTACCTTAGCCGTGCTTGACGAAGTCGGGCAGGTGCGTGGTCCTCACGATCCGTTCGTGGAGGCTATTGAAACGGCGCAAGGTGCGCATCATCAGCCCCTGTTGATTGCCATCAGCACCCAAGCCGCCACGGACGGTGACCTATTCTCATTGTGGTTAGACGATGCCGCAAACTCAGCTGATCCACGTATCGTGTCGCATCTCTACACCGCGCCAAAAGATTGCGAACTGTCAGACCGCAAAGCATGGGCGGCTGCGAACCCCGCTATGGCGCAGTTTAGATCACAAACAGATATTGAAGACTTTGCTGCACAGGCCGAACGGCTCCCAGCAAAGGCCAACAGTTTCCGTTGGCTATACCTTAACCAACGGATCGAGGCGCAATCGCCATTCCTTTCTCGGGCAGAGTGGGAGGCCAACAACGCGTCTCCCAACGTCGAGCACGGAGATTATTGCTTCGCAGGATTGGACTTGTCAGCTAGCCGTGACCTCACGGCTCTCGTTTTAGTTTTTCCCAAAGCGGACAAGTTTCACATACAGCCTCATTTTTTCCTTCCGTCTGATGGGCTGCGTGATAAATCCCAAGCGGAGAAAACGCCTTATGATCTTTGGGCCGACGAAGGATTTCTGCACACAATAGATGGGCCAGTCATTCAGCCTGCTGTTGTGGCACAGACCGTTGCGGAACTTGCTGAAACTTATGACCTGCAATTGCTTGCGTATGACCGCTGGCGCATCAACGATTTCCAGCGCGAGCTGGATAACATTGGTGCGCAGATACCGATGAAAGCATTCGGGCAGGGGTTTCGTGATATGTCGCCTGCGGTAGATAAATTGGGACGCTTAGTTGCGGAACGGAAGTTACACCATGGCGGAAACCCGATCTTAAACATGTGTGCGGCGGGTGCAGTTGTGCAATCCGATCCTGCTGGAAACAGAAAGCTGCACAAAGCAAAAAGCTACTCAAAAATCGATGGGCTAGTTGCTCTTGCGATGGCGTTAGGGTGCATGAGTGCGGACGATTTAATACAGCCGACGTCGCCGTGGGATGATCCAGACTTCAAGTTGGCTGTTTAGTGTGGACAGAGCAAAACGAGCATCGTGACAAAATCTAATTTACCACCAAGCATTGTAACATCTAGCTTTTTGGCTCTGTCATCATTTAATAGCAATACGGAGTTGACCATGTACACGGTGTCACTGCTGTAATGCGCCCAGTACCCACCACCTAAATCTTCTTTTAACAAAAGGTTAAAAATTTGTGGTGCTTGGTTGGGCATGCTTACTGCCAAAGTATCTTCATTAACGGTTAAGAACACATCACCTGTTGGGAGAGCGTCACCTGCCATTTTTTGGGTTCACCGTCTGCTTCGTAGAGCATCGCGCTCTGCATTTCACAAGTGTACGATCTTGCGGCGGCGGTTTGGCTTACTGAAATCAACGCAAGCACGAAAAATAAAATCAATCTCATTATAAACTCCTTAAGCACAGGAAACCACACCATGGGTCTGTTTGACAACTTTTAAGACGGGAGCGCAGACGACTTGATACAGCGGACGTTGCCGTGGCATGATCCTGACTACAAGTTAGCAGTTTAATTGTTGTTAAACATGAGTCGCTAGGTACCAAACAAATATTGGTAATTCAGGAAACAACACAATAAATGCCAAGGCAAAGCGTTGCAATCTTGGATTAGTGAAACTCTGCGTATTAGCTAAATCTAATAGCCTAACAGTGCGCAATTTCTGCGTTATAAAAGTCAATGGGCTGCCTCAATTTATATTTTTTATTTTTTTCTGATTAGCACATTTTTGTACTTAAATCATATCTATAAAAATTTGAGAAAAATGTATGTGTTGTTGCAGCAACAGCAAGATCGACGGACTGGTTGCGCTTGCAATGGCGTTAGGGTGCATGAGTGCGGACGACTTAATACAGCCAACCTCGCCGTGGGATGATCCAGACTTCAAGTTGGCTGTTTAGTCTTCCGTAGGCCGTTTGAAAATCCAGTTAATAAGTAAATTGCCAATCAATCCAAAGGCTACGATTATCGCAATCGTGATGCCGAAACTTGAATAGAGTTCAGAGCGATTTGTTTCGTCGATCCCTTGCATCATAACTACACCGCCAAACGGCAGAATATATGTGAACACAAGGTATGCCCACAACGCAACAATCAAGGCTCTGCGCAGAATTTCCATAGATCAAGGAAACCACAGCATGGGTCTGTTTGACAACTTTAAAAAAGCTGAGGCGCGGTCACTCGAAAACCCAACTGTGCCTGTTTCGGCAGACAACTTTCTGCACCTGATGGGCTGGGGAGACTTCCATTCGACGTCAGGTGTGACGGTAAAAATTGACACTGCCCTTGGTGTTCCTGCTGTTTGGGCAGCGGTCAATTTTATTTCAGGCACCTTGGCCAGCTTGCCGCTTGAGGTGTATCGCGGATACGAGCGTGTTACTGACGGTATTGGCACGTGGCTTAACCGTGCAATCAATCCAACGACATCATCGTTTCAGTGGCGCAAGTACAGCTATGAGCAAACCTTAACAGGTGGACGCTCAGTTACTCTTATACTTCGTAATGGTCGCGGTGATGTTACCGATCTCGTTCCGCTTGATCCTGCTGATCTGCATGTTCAAGAAGTTATGACGTCGGAGTTTCCAACAAAAACTTACCGCAGTAAAAGCCGCGTCTATCAAGCCTCAGAGGTCATTGATCTGACCTTTATGCAGAAGCATAATCAGATCGATATACGTGGCCCGATCATGGCCAATAAAGACATCATTGGTTTGGCTATTGCATCAGCCCGCTATGGCTCCAAAGCCTTCCAGTCTGGTGGCATTCCGCCAGCGGTACTGCAAGGGCCATTTCAAAGCGGTGCAGCAGCTCAGCGGGCGTCCGAGGATGTCGTGGCAACGACTGCGAAGCTAGCGCGGGAAGGGCTGCCAGTCATGGCTTTACCTGCAGGTCATGAACTACGATCTGTTGGGTTCTCCCCAGAGCAGATGCAGCTTTTAGAGTTGCAGCAATTCTGTATCGAACAAATCGCGCGTATCTATTCATTGCCGCCAGTTTTCATCCAAGATTTGAGCGATGGAACATACTCCAATGTGGAGCAACAGGATTTGCATTTCGTAAAGCACACGCTGCGTCGGTGGATTGAACAGACAGAACAAGAGATGAACCTGAAACTATTTGGCCGTGAGAGTGACATGGAAGTCCGCTTTAACGTGGATAGCCTGCTTCGCGGTGACCTTAAGACCCGTATGGAAGCCCACGCGACTGCAATTCAGAACGGCATTAAAACACCGAACGAAGTGCGCGAAAAGGAAGGCTTAGAACCTTTACCTGCTGGCGATGATTTGATGATCCAAGGTGCAACAGTACCGATTTTAAGCCAAGAAAATGTGGGTGAGGAAGTTTCTTCGTAGCCAATGTTAACAGGAGCCTCACCCCAAGTTCAAACAACAAATAGGGAGTATGTTGTGCTTGATTGTACGGCTTGGTTTTAAAATGAGATCAATAACTACACTGCGACACAATGGCAGTGTGCCAATGCGTGAGCTGACACGGTGGAGTGATCAACCCACGCAAAGGCAAATATAGGACGGCTTTCGCCGCACCATATAAGTCTTAACGACTTAAATTTCTAAACATTTAGAGGAACATAATATGGACAACCGAGAAAGTCGGCAGTCTGCATCTTTTGAGGTGCGGGCTATTGATGATGCGACGGTCGCCGTCGAAGGTTACTAACGCGGATGCCGTAGGAGGATGGCGGTATACTTGGACCACTTGGGGATACACTAGGACATCTTCTGGATTGTCGGTTCAGCAGAGGCCGCCATCCTGTACTGATTATTTAGCACAAAACATACCATTTGTAAAAAATAAGTGAAAAGACCGACCTGCTAACGGCATCGCAATGCTGGTGATGGTGCTGACACGGATGCCTTAAAACCCGCTTCCACCACCGACATCGTTGGGCCAAGATTGTTTGCTTAAGTCAACGTTTTCTCTATTCGATGACATCATTTTGGTTGTCACTAAGATTGAGGTGAACGCTCCAAAGATCATTGTTGCAATCAAATTGTTTGCGAACTTATCGCTATCGGCAAAGAGAGTTAGTACCCCGAAAACAAGAGTATTGCTGGCACCTAGAATTGTTAGTGTTTTGAGCATTGCGAACTCCAACTTCGCACACCTTAGCAAAATTTCGTCAAAAAATCAAAAATAGGTGACCCCATGGACCCGCTAACAGCATTGGCGGCGATCAAGACAGGTGTGGCTGCGGGTAAGCAACTGCACAATCTGTCGAAAGAGATCGCTGGGTTTTTTGATGCCACCGATGGTGCAAAGAAGGCCCACGCCAAAAAGAAAAACGGCATCTTTGCGACGGCTAACGAAGAGGCGATGGCTACGTGGACACAAGCGCAGAATGCAAAGACAGCTGAAGCTGAACTGCGTGAGTTTATCGTCAACACCAAAGGGTTTTCCGCTTATCAGGAGCTGCTGAAGATACGCCGTGAAGTCATTACACAACGCAAGGAGGCAGAGCGTCAGGCGCAGTTAGAGGCCGAAGAACGTGCTGAAATGATAATGACCGTCTTTGCCGTACTGCTTCTCATTGTTGCGGCGGTCAGCGGAGCAGGGGCGTGGCTCTATTACAAAGGATGGATTGATCTATGAACGAACTGATCCCTGACAAACAAGCATACCAAGTCAATAAGCGTCGTATGGCGTGGACTGCGCTTGGTATGATGATCGTCTCTACGATTGCAGTCTTGATAGACCCCGCAAGAATGGCTGAAGCAGATGCTGTGCTGATGATGATGTATGGATCGCTATCCGCACTGGTTGGTGCTTACTTTGGTTTCTCTGGTGCAGGAAAAAAGTGAGGCCAGCAAATCCGTTGGCGTAGACGCTGACCTCACAATGTTTGCCACCAATAGAAAGAAGACGACGGCGGCAAATTAGGTGCCTCGATGTGCGATAGGTAAGGAACACACCAAGGCGTTAGCTCAACGCATCGAAACTGTGCATTCTGAATTACTCAAATGGGTGAGTACAACCACGCTTACGCGGCAGTCTCCTTGTGTTGGCTGAGTAAACGCTAACACCTTTTACTGAAATCACTTAAATGAATTTGACCGAAACATTGTGCGATCAAACATCTTATCGATTTTAGGTGGAGATTGTTTCACAACAAAAGTCGATGCAATTCCTTCTTCTGTTTTTACAGATTTAATTTTGCCATCGTGACTTTTCATGGCTTTTTTACGCTGCTCAGTTGCGCGATCATAGGCTTCTTTGCTTGGGTAAACGGAAGTCAAAGTTGCTGTTGTTGCACCTGTGCGTAGAAACACCAAACAAAGCGCCTCTGGAAAGTTGTTTGGGCCATTAATCGTATAGTGTTTTTCGAGTTCATCGGCAATTTCTTCAGACACGTACTCGATATAATTCATTCGTGTGTAGCTCATCATAAAACTCCCTTTTTTGAAAAGCTAACACCGACCTTAAAAATCACCTAACAGAAAGATCACAGCATGATCGGACAAATACCATCCAGCGTAACTGGACTGGCTACGTCGTGGCTAGACAGTAAGGCGCAGCAAAAACTTCTCGAAACTGAAATAAAGAAGAAGCAAATTCTGCGCATATGTTTGTTAATAGACTAACAACGTAACTTTCAAGAGATGTAACTTCGCAGACACATAAGGCGCGAATGGTTGGATTTGAATTCGACAAAGTCCGCTCCCTATGTCGCACGGCCCATATTCCAACCGCGGATCGTGGACAGCGCGGATCACTATGCATTGTGCGTTAACGCGCAGCGCGCCATGTATCCCACGCCTCTGGCGTATCCAGATCGAGCGTTGGACCGTAATCCTTAAATGAAACGTATTCAATGCGTCTTTTACGCAAAATATTGCGCAAACCGATATCCCCCTGCAGGGTTTCAATATCATCCCAGCTCGATTTCGGGATGATCACCGGATGCCCTGGTTTTCCATCCCGATCCTTGGCCTGAACATAGCGCGTTTCGTCCTCGGCCCACTTTGCGCAGATCTGTGCAAAATGCGTCTCTGTCAAGTCGGGTAAATCACCTGTCAGGATCATCATTCCCTTGGCGGATGTTTCTGA